GGGCTTCGGAAATCGACCATTTGCGCTTTTCAATTCTCGATTTTTGCCGACGTAACGAGGTAAAAATATGGCCGAAATTACCATTGAGGTCATCCAGCCTACACCCGTCAACATCACCATTGAGACGGCTCCCGGAGCGGCAGGGACGTCGGTTGCGTGGGACAATGTCACCGGCAAACCGCTCACGTTTGCGCCTTCGGTTCACACGCATCCCATTTCCGAGGTCAACGGACTCCAAACCGCGTTGGATGGCAAGGCAGCTTTGATTCACACCCACGCGATTGGAGACTTGAGTGGAGTGTCCATAACCAGCCCCGCAAACGACCAAGTTCTCGCTTTTGAGTCATCCACTGGACTCTGGAAAAACAAGACAGCTTCCGGTGGAGGTGGCGGAATTACCAACGGCCAATCCATCGTCAACGCACTCATTTTCGGCTGACCCATGAAGCAATTCACCATTCCATCCTACACGTTCACCCCTGGAGCCTCGGGCGTCGGCACCGTCAACCTGTCCGGCATTTCAGGCTTCAACGTCAAATATCTGGTTGCCGTTATCAACCAGACCCGGGGCGTGGTGATCTACAGCACCGGAGACACCTCGACCCGATACACGAATCTGGCCGGAACCACGTTGACGTTGAACGTCGACACCTCGACCCACAACAGCGGTGACGTGCTGCAGGTCATCTACGAGTCGCAGGACGCGCTGATAGTGTCTTCGGCGGCAATGACAAGCCTCGACGCCAAAACACCCGCACTATCAACCCGCGTTCTCGACAACGAAGCGTCTGGCTCACCTGTCCGCGCTATCGGTCAGGAAATCTGGAACGTGTCGTTTTCCGAGGTGGGCGCTTCCGTAATCTCTGAGCAATTTGTCGCTCCGACAACAGGCACGGGTGTCTCATACAGCCAAGCATCTGGTGCGCTGGCTATCGTTGCTGGAACAACTGCAAACGCTGAGTTTTTTACTCGTTCGACAAGTTCATGGCGCGGGGCAATGCGCCTCAAGTTTTCGATTGTCTCATCTCAAAGAATTGCCAACACCAACTTAGCCGTCATGCTGGCCGACCTTGTTGGTGAGGGTCTAGCCGTCACAATCAACAGTGCAACGAGCATCACCGTTGCCCAAGCAGGTCATGCTTTCACTTCAACGAGCGTCGGTCAGTTTGTGCAAGTGGGCCGCATCGTTGGAGCCGCTGGCGTTCCCGGCCGCTACGCCATTGCGTCGGTGGTTGCTGGTGTTTCGTACACCCTCACCGTCGCTGGCTGGCCAGCATCCGGCAGTTGCACGGCAACGATCTTTGGGCACAGCTACGTCCGGAATCTTTTTACTGGAGCCACAGCAACTGCTTTCAACCTAGACGCTCAAAGACGAGGTTGGGCCGCTGGCGACAGTGTTCCAGCGATCAATACCACATTGTCCCCCGGCACGATTGTAACCAACGAGTTAACTGGACGAGAGGCGTTCTGGTCGGATCAATTGCGTGCGTCGTCGCTTGCGCCAACGGCAGTTACTCGCGGCAGTCGCATTGAAAACATACCAGACGACAATCTGGAGTTGTATTTGTTCATCTGGTCATTCAACAGCACGACCGCGCCAGCCTCCTCGACGACGTGGACGATGTCTTTTTGCGCCATCGAGAAGTTCGCGAACTTCCCCGTTTATATTCAAGGGAATCGCTCTCAAGGCACGGCAAATCCGATTCCAACAACCCTCCAGTCAGGAATCCCCGCAGGTTCCGCAGCCATCGGAGACGTTGGTCTACAATATCGAGGCAGCTCCACTGGTGCCGGTGCCGGTGCCCACATAGTATCAGCAGCATCGACCAACGCGACCATCGTTAAAGCTGGCGGCGGTCGAGTCATAGGCGGTTTTTTAGCCAACACGACAGCGTCGTGGAAGTTTGTGAAACTACACAACCAAGCAACGCTTCCAACCGCAGGCGTAGGAGTTGTCCGGACAATCCCTATTCCGCCAAACGGATTCTCTACTTTTTCGTTCGAGGCAGGCATCGCGTTTGCGACAGGCATCGGCCTAACAATTGTGACAGGGTCGGCGGATTCCGACGCAACCGCAGTAGCTGTTGGTGATGTCGTCGGTGAACTGATTTTCGCCTAAAATGAAGGTTCTCCGATTCCTTCGAGAGTGCTGGGTTGACGGCGTTTTCTACGCTGCGGATCAAGCCGTTGCTTTTCGCAATCCGCCATCCTCGGACATCATCGGAAACAGTAATGCTGTAGAGGTGTTTGATCTGGGTTGCTGGACCGACCACGACTCCAACATGGCGCAACAGGGTGAGGTCAATTAACCTCCACGGGCCAAAAAGGTTAATGTCGGAAAAACGTAGGAATGGAAACAACCAGCAAAGGAGTCCGTTATGGTTCAAATGAAAACGTGGTTTGAAATTCAAGCAAAGGCTTCTTCCCCCGAAGAGGCCGACGTTTTCCTTTACGACGAAATTGGCGGGTGGGGCGTCAACGCCAAATCCTTTATTGACGCCGTCCGGGCGACCGGTGCCAAGCGCATCAATCTCCGCATCAACTCGCCGGGCGGGTCGGTGTTCGACGGCATTGCAATCTACAATTTCCTGCGCGGTCTCGACGTCACCGTCCAAATTGACGGACTGGCCGCGTCCATTTCATCCATCATTGCCTTAGCTGGCAAAACTGTCCGCATTGCTGGCAACGGGTTCTTCATGATCCACAACCCGTGGGGCGGAGTTTTTGGTGAGGCCGATGAAATGCGCGAGGCGGCAAACTTGCTCGACAAGATTCGCGAAAGCCTCGTAGGCACCTACGCCGCGAAGACGGGTAAGGATTACGACACCATTAAAAAGTGGATGGATTCCGAAACGTGGTTTTCCGCGGCCGAAGCCAAGGAAGCCGGTTTTGTGGACGAAGTAACCGACGAAATCGCGTTCGCCGCTTCCGCATGGTCGTTTCAGAACGCACCGGCAGCGATCAAATCAGGATCACAGAAAAACATTTCCAAACCCCAACCCCAACCCATGAACAAACTGCTCCAGAGCCTCGCCGCCGCCGGGCTCATCTCCTCTGCTGACGTTGCCGAGGACACCGCCGTCACCGAGTTCGATATTAACTTTGCCAACTTCGCCAAGGCCCGGGCCGACGCTCAGGCCGCTCTTGACGAGATCGCCAAGGCCAAGGTTGCCACCATCGTGGACGCCGCCATCGCTGACGGCCGCATCGCCGCCGCTGTCAGGGACGCATGGGTCGCACAAATCCAAGCCGACGCCAAGGCCGCCGAGTTGCTCGCCGCCATTCAGGCACCGAAGCCCGGATCCGCTCCCGTGGGATCTCCGGCCGGCTCCGGCGGCAAAACCCCCACTGATCTTCGCGCTGAATTTGACCGGATCATTGATCCCAAACAGCGCAGTTCTTTCTGGTCCGCCAACAAGGCCCAGTTGCTTCAACAGTAAACTCACACACCCAAACACACCATGGCTAACACCCTCGATTCCGGCCTGAATGGGACGCTCATCTCCCAGGCGGGCCTAGACGCTTTCGTTGGAGCTTTTGCTCCTATGCAAGCCTTCACCACCGACTTTGACCCGGCTCCGGCCTCGAAGTCCGACACCATCCAAGTGCCTTACGTTCCGGCCGCTTCTGCCGCCGCGGACTTTTCCGGCACCTACACCCGTCAGGACTCCACCCTGAACAAGCGCACGATCACGCTGAACAAGCACAAGTTTGTCACTTGGTTCCTGTCCGACGTGTCCATGGCTAAGTCGCCCGCCGCGACTTTGGAGCGCTTCGGTATGCAGAAGGGCTTCCAGTTGGCCAAGGCCGTGTTTCAGGACATTTTGTCCGCGGTCACCAGCAGCAACTACGGATCCGCTGCCCACACCGGTGTGGCCGCAAACTTCGATTACGCGGACGTGGTCGACATCAAGGACGCTTGCGACACCGCAGATATGCCCGAGGTGCCGCGCTCGTTGATCCTTGGATCCAGCTACTACAACGCCCTGCTGAAGGACTCCGTCATCAAGGACGCCGCCGCCCTCGGTGCGACTGCTAACCAGACCGGTTCCCTCCCGAACCTGTCCGGCTTCATGACCTACCGGTCGAGCCTGATCCCGGGCAACTCCCAGAACCTCGTAGGCTTCGCCGCCTACCCTTCCGCGCTCATCACCGCAATGCGTTACCTCCAGCCCGCTGGCCGTAGCCAAGACGGTGTGTACCGCCCCGTGGCTGACGAGAAGACCGGCATTACGCTCGGCTACCGCGAATTTTATGACAACGACACCGGAAACGTGGTCGCTGTGCTGGAGTGCTTCTACGGCTACGCCCTCGGCGAGGCCAATTCGCTCAAGCGCATTATCTCGGCCTAATCGCCATGCGCCTCGGGATTCTCATCGTAGACGGCAAGGTCGTTTCTGGACCCGCTCTGGCCTCACAGGTCGAAGCGGAGTTTAAGGCGACCGTGCATTCTGGGGGCAACGGAATCGGCACAATCGAGCTTTGGTCTGAGGACCGAGGCCGCGAGAAGCGCCACAAGTTCCCGGGATCTATTCCCGCCTTGGTGCCAGACAAGCCGCGCAAAAAGTAACCGAGCCAATGAACGCAGCCGACACGGCACTTGCTTACGGATTCACCACCCTGCTGACAACGGCAGGGGACACGGTGACATTCCGAGGTGCGTCCGTGTCGGCTGTGATCAACTGGGTTCCGTTTGACGAAAAAGCCTTTCCGAACAACCCGGACTTTGACCGCGAGTCAACCAGCCGAGTCGAGTTTGTCGATGGGGCAGTGTCTC